TATTTATAAAATATGGCTAATGGTGTAACATACGGTATTACTTTTCCTTTTAAAGATTCTTTTAATGGTAAGTTTTTAGATTTAACAGATACTAGTGAAGAAGAAATTAAAAGTAATTTGATTCATTTATTATTAACTAGAAAAGGTAGTAGATACTTTATGCCAACTTTTGGTACAAGACTTTATGAATATATTTTTGAACCATTGGACAGTCCTACATTTGACCAAATAGAAACAGAAATTAAAGAGTCTGTGGAAACTTATATTCCAAATTTGATTGTTACAAGTGTTACAATTGAACCGGCAATACAAGCAACTGACTCACTTCAATTCAATAATAATTCTGTTAATGAATTTGATTTTTATACTACTCCTGAAAGTGAGTACACCGCTAAAGTAAGAATAAATTATCAAATTACAAATAATGTATTTGCCACTACTAATTTTGTAATTATTAATATATAATAATATGATATCATACACAACAAGGGATTTTCAGTCAATTAGGTTAGAGTTAATTAATTATGTAAGAACTTATTATCCTGATTTAATTCAAAACGTAAATGACGCTTCTGTGTTTTCAGTGCTTTTGGATTTAAACGCCGCGGTTACGGATAATTTAAATTTTCATATTGACCGAAGTTTACAAGAAACTGTTCTTCAATATGCTCAACAAACAAGTTCTTTATATAATATAGCTCGTACTTATGGATTAAAAATTCCTGGAATGAGACCATCAATAAGTTTAGTGGATTTTTCAATAACTGTCCCACCAAAAGGTGACGCTCCTGCGGTTCAAACAAATACTGGTAATTTACAACCGCCAGACGATTCTTATTTTGGAATATTATCTAAAGGAAGTCAAGTACAAGGTGCTGGACAAACTTTTGAAACCTTATTTGATATTGATTTTTCAATTGATGTTAATAATGAAGGTATGGTGAATAGACTAGTTATTCCAAATTTTGATGCTAATAATATATTAGTTAATTATACTATTACAAAAAGAGAACCCGTAATAAATGGAATTACTAAAGTATACAAAAAAATTATTGGTACTGCAGAAACAAGACCTTTTTATGAGTTTTTTCTACCTGAAAAAAATGTACTTGGAGTTACAGGTGTTATTTTAAAAGATGGAACAAATTACAGTAACACACCTTCGGCTCAAGAATTTGCGGATACCTCAAATTTGTCTAATAAGTGGTTTGAAGTTGATGCTTTAGCTCAGGATAGAATATTCTTAGAAGACCCAACAAAACCTAAAAATTCGGCAGGTGTTAAAGTTGGTAAATACTATAAAATTAATCAAAAATTTATTACAGAATTCACATCACAAGGATTTTTAAAGTTAACTTTTGGTGGGGGTAATACTTCGTCAGATGATTTATTAAGAAGTTTTTCAGTTAATGGAACACCTTTAGATATATCAAAATATCAAAACAATTATTCATTAGGTTCAACATTAAAATCAAATAGTACACTTTTTGTTCAGTACCGAATTGGTGGTGGATTGGTAAGTAATTTAGGACCTAATTCTATAAACCAACTTGGAACAATAAACTTTAGTGTTTACGGACCTAATCAAAACACTGTAAATGCGGTTATTAACTCATTGAGTTGTACTAATCCATTTCCATCAATAGGAGGGGCTAATTACCCTACAATAGAAGAAATAAGAAACTTAATATCATTTAATTTCCAAGCTCAAAATAGAGCGGTTACTATAAATGATTATGAGGCAATAATAAGAAAAATGCCATCACAATTTGGGGCACCTGCTAAAGTTGCAATCACTGAGATTGACAATAAGATTAATATTCAAATACTATCTTACGATTCAAAAGGAGCATTAACAGAAACTGTTTCGGAAACAATTAAAAACAATTTATCAACGTATCTTTCAAATTATAGAATGATGAATGATTATATTTTCATTTCTTCCGCACAAGTTATAGATTTATCTTTTGAAGTATTTGTTGTTTTAGATGGGTCTCAAAACCAAGGGGTTATTATTTCTAACATTATTTCTAAAATTGAAGATTATATGAGTCCGGGAAATAGGGGTATGGGACAAAATCTTTTCATTACACCTATTAGAACACTTATACAATCTGAACCTGGTGTGATTACTGTGACATCTATAAATGTTTACAATAAAGTTGGGGGTATATATTCATCATCTCAAGTTTCACAGTCTTACTCAAACGCAACGACTAAAGAAATTAAAATTATTGAAGATACCATATACGCTCAACCAAATCAAATTTTTAATATTAGATACCCTGATAAAGATATTAGGGTCTCAGTTAAAAACATATCTTCAGTTAATTTCAGTTAACATCATTTATTTTTTTAAAATCGTGTGTAAACTATTTATTAAAAAACACACATGCCTTCATCTTATAGAATTAAAACAGAGTTAGGGATTGATAAAATGATTCAAGTTAAACTTGAACAAAATTTTGATACGCTTGAGTTATTATCACTTTACATAAATCCAAATGATGTTTATACAAGAGCTTGTTCTGATTATGGAGTTGTTATTGGTAGGGTTTTTTGTAATAATGGCTTTGGTATTCCAAACGCTAAAGTTTCTATTTTTATTGCATTAGAAGATGACGATTTAAATAATATAGTATTAAGTACTTTATATCCCTATAAAACAACAAATGATGTTAATGAAGATGGTTACAAATATAATTTATTACCTTACACACCCTCTTACACAGGACACGTTCCTGTTGGGACTTTTCCTGATAGAAATGATGTTTTAACAAACAAAACAGTAATTCAAGTCTACGATAAATATTTTAAGTATGTTGCAAGTACTAATGGTTCAGGTGACTTTATGATTTTAGGTGTACCACCTGGTCAACATACTTTATTTATGCAAGTTGACTTATCAGATATTGGTGAGTTTTCATTTACACCTGCGGATTTAATTAGAATAGGTAGAGGGACCGAAAGCCAATTTAATGGCTCTCAATTTAAATTCTCTGAAAATTATAGTGAGTTACCTCAGATTGTTACAATAAGTAAAACAATACAAGTTGCCCCATTTTATGGAGAACAAGAAACTTGTAATTATTCAATTTCAAGAACCGACTTTGATTTAACTGCAGAATCACAAATTACAATTAGCCCAACGGCAGTGTTTATGGGGTCATTAATTTCTGCGACTGAAGAGACTAAATTAGGGTATAACAGTGTTTATAACAAATGTAAAATACCTAAAACAATGGGTGACTTGTGTGATTTAACCTCAGGACCTGGACAAATTTTAGCAATAAGACAAAGTTATAATTTAGATAGTAGTGGATTACCAATTTTAGAAAAAGTTGAACTTGAAAATGGTGGTAAAGTAATAGATGGAGATGGAGCGTGGTTATTAGAAGTCCCAATGAATCTTGATTATGTTTATACTGATGAAGAAGGTAACCAACAAATTAGTAATAATCCAAATGTTGGTATTCCAACTAAAGGTAAATATAGATTTAAGGTAAAGTGGGAACAAGGACCTGAATTATCTGAATCAACAAAAAGGGCATATTTTTTAGTACCAAATGTTAAAGAATACGGATGGCAAAATTCAGACGATGACCCATATTTGAATTATAATGTTAATGAACAAATAGGTATTCCAGTTCCTGTTGAAATAGAATCAAATTCACCAAATGAAAATGGTCAGTATGCTTTTCTTTCGACATATCTATCACAGACCCCAAACTATATTTATAGATTAACCACTTCAGAAAATGTTCAGGACTTACAAATTTTTTATCCTGACGGTACCCAATACTTGTCTCAAAATATTAATTCTGAAGATATTGATGGTTTATATTTTGTTTTTACAAGAATTGATGAAGGGGTTGATGCAATTATTAATTTTTTAAAGATTGATGAAGATAGATTTTTATTGGAACAGTCATATGCATTTAGTTTAGATTGGACTGATTATGTGAATGTTCAAGAAGCAATTAACTGTGATGACACTTTTATGGAACTTAAGTATAATAAAGTATATACTGTAAGTCAGTTAATTGATAGATATGTTGCGGAAAGACGACCATGGAATACTACAGGTATTAAGAATATCATAGATGAAAAATGTACGGGGGAATATAATAAATTCCCAACTAACGATGCGTTTTTTAGAACCACTTTTAATTACATTCTTTA